GAGATTTTTTTACTTTTTTTTTGAGAAAAATAACTCCTTAACACCAGTGCAAAATAATTTCCATTTTGAAACTTTCTTTATCATGTTTGATTGATGGAGAAATTCTATATTGGCTTCAACTGCTTGACGCTCTTGTGGTTGTAAATTGAATAATTGGTTTATAACCTCTAAAACGATTTCCTTTTTTGATACTTTATCTTTTTTTGTTATAAGATACTCTGCTAAATTGCATACAAGAAGTAAAAACTCCTGATTGTTTTTGTATGTATTATTTGTTAAACCAAGTTCAGTTATGCGGTCAAGTATTCTTTTCTTGGCTTCATTACGTTTTATATCAACACCTAATTGATTTTTTACGCAAACGAGAGAGAGATATGGGTCACTCATTATAAAGTAAGAAAAGATAAAAATATTTGCTTGTTTTATTTATCTCACAAACGTTTGGACCCATCCATAACTTACATTCGTTGTAAATGATGCTGCTGTGTGTGCTAATGGAATCGCTGGGGTTACCGTGTATGTCCCTGTTAGTCCAGTTCCAGTATTAAACGCAGTTATTCTATAAGTTGCACCATCTAACACAATACGACCTCCTATATTCAAAAATCCACTTGTTACTGAGTTGATTATCAGTGAGGTTGAGCCTGCTGTATTGGTATATTGCCCTGCACCTGCTGGTTGTATCACGACTGATTTTACATTTGAAGTTGATTGCTGCGTTCCAATCAAATTTGTAAAGTTTATGCTGCCCTGCGGAGAGGCTGAATAGAAAGCTGGTTGTGCAGCTGCTACTGCGGAACCTGCTTGTAATAAGTATGTGAAATTTGGCGCTGTGTATGGACCTCCCAAACGATTGAATGTGAAACTCAATCCCACGTTAGATGCAGTTATAGTTGGCAAAGTCACTTGTATCGTCGCTCCTGCTGGATTGAAAAAAGTATAATACTTATAAAATGGAGAAGCCAATGTTGTTGTAGCGGATATAATAGTTGGACTTGTTTCTCCCAAATACTGATCGAGACGTGATAGACGCGTAATATTCATATTCACTACTGTCATCGTGTCTGTTCCTGGATTGTAAGTCAAATTAGTATCCGTGTATAATGTCGTGTATGAATTGGGGTTTGCTGACTGTTGACCGAAAGTTAGATAGTTTGTCTGATTTGTTGAATTTTGGACGGTTGAAATTTGGTCTGCTGAACCGTCGCTCAACGTCGCCCCCCCTGCAACCCATGCGTTACCAGTTGTCCCAATTAATACCACCGTTAAAACAGTCTGTAAACCACTCCACGTGTAGGTATTTGATGATGTCACACCATCACCTAATATGTTTATCCCTGCTGTTGCTTGGATTGTTATAAATGTTGGCACTCCTACATTGTATGCTCTGTAGATTGTAAATTTACATCCTATTGAGTTAGCCGCAGGAACAGGAAGATTTATCGTTGCGGTTGTAGCAGAAGTCAATATTATGTTCTCTCCAATGCGGAAATACAGATTGATAGATGCGGACGCACCGAATACCGTATTGGAAAGCAATTGAATCTTATTCGGTATAGTCACTTTTGGATACGCTCCAGTTGTTTGATTAGGACCACCCATTTCTATCACATCACTCTCCAGTATCTTTGCAAACGCACCAATTGCTGTTGCATTCTCACAATTAAAATTTGTATTTAAATCTGAACCATAACCTAATAAAGAATTATATTTCATCGTGTTGATTGACGCAGATGTATTACCTGCTGATGCGCCTATTACTGTATTTCCTAATGAACCAGTTGATATATTATTTTGGAAAGAACCATAACCTACTATCGTATGGTAATTTGATGATACATTTGTTCCTGAAGAATTACCAAAAATAGAATTGAATGAACGACTGTTTGTAAAATCATTTATAAATAATGTGCTATTACCAACACAACAATTATTATTGTTATTATTTGACCCCATTTGTCCCATCGAAAGATGACCGATCGCTATATTTGAAGAAGAAGACCCAGAATAACCAAGATTCTGCATTGTTCCTGTGCCGATACCGATAGATGTTTGCGAAGATGCATATCTCCCTGCTCTATAACCTAAAAAAATCATATCCGTTTTCGTTCCGTTTAATTGTTCCATTGCTGCTGAACCAATAGCAACTATATTTGTAAAATTGCCTGATAAACCACTTGAAATATTTGCTGCTATACCATCTCCTATTAGTTGACAAAATTGTCCTGTGTCATTTGTATTACCAAGACTAGAGCCCCATTTACAATTACCAATAACCATTGAGTTTTTAACCCTTTGGACTACTGGGTTTAATTGTCCGTATATATTTACTGGTCCATAATTGTCTAACGGACCTGTGTTATAAATACCGCCATAGCAATACAGTCCAAGGTCAGGACGTAATACTGAACCAGTAGACATACTAGTTGCATTTCTTGATACAATACCCCCCAATTGTTGTATAGATATATTTGTTATAACAATTCCTGATGTTATTGCTGTTGTTTGGATAAAATCAAATATTATTGATGTTGCCCCTGTTGTATTTACTTGTGTTGCAAATTGTATTTTTTTCCATGATTGTTCTACTGCTGTATTTGAAGATGATGTAAAAGTTCCAAAAGTGCAAGATACCGTTTGAGTTGTGCTGTAACCATTAAAACGACCCCATATATAGAATGTCACTAAATAATTACCTGCGTCCGCAGATATGGATTGCTGTATGCGAAAAGTATTTATTGCGTTTTGTTGAACGCATAAGGATTGAGTTACTGTTGGGTAGCCTGGATATTCAGTGACTAAACAATTTGGACCAAGCGTGTCCCAAAAACCACGACCTGTGCTGATTGTTGGGGTAGTCCCTGAAATATTTGAAAGCGACCAACTAGTTATTGCAGTATATGGAAAATTTACAACAGCACCAAAATTTAATGCTCTTACTGGCGTGTCAAACGCATAGTTGGAAACCAATAAAAATATATTATTAGCAACTTGTAAAAGTTGATTTGAACCAGTTAATGAAGCATAAATAGTATCTCCATAGGCTTTTGTAATAAAATTATTATTTGCGAATCCTGTTGTAATTGTTGTTGTTGGAAGATTATCATCAAATGAAACTAATGAATTTGGAAAGGAAACGGTTGAATTGGTAAAGGTTAAACTGGGACAATTTATATCCAATACATTTGCTAGAATACTCATAGTTATCGTGTTCATATCAATTCCATTATTTGATGTATCAACTGTAATTATTTGACCTGTTGCTTGATCGTCCCAAATTTCAAACCCTCTTGTTGTTGTATTATAATTAATATTTTGTGCTAATGTAGTTAAATTGATAATTGAACCAAGTAGCGGAACTAAAGATGCGTTGATACGAGGAACAATCATGTTGTTAGCATTTAATGTGTCACACGATATATCAGTTGCGTAAAGTGTGTTAAAACTTGCGTCTATTGGAAATGTTGGAAAATCAAATGTTGGTAAGCCATTTATCGTAATATCGTCTGTTGAATATAAACCTGTTATGCTTGTCATTTGTTAGATATAATATACATAGATTTTACTTTTTGACTCCAACTTTTATAAAGTTGGACTAACTTTCTCTCTCCATTCGTTCAACTAAATCCTGAAATTCTGCTTTTTTGTATCCTTTGCGTCTTTTAAACATTGTTCCTGTTAGGTTTTGATATCTTTGCAATAGGTCACCCCATGTATTACGGCGGAATGCTGTTGTAACTTCGCTCATAATCTCAGTTGTTGGCATTTCACTCATTGGTTGAGTTATTCCGCTAATAACACTTGCTGATTCTTCAAAGTTGAATGGTTTTGGTTGGAATGTGTTTTCAAATTGCGCTAGACCAGTTGAGGCTACATCTTCTTTTAACATTTGTTCTGCTTCTGCCATTTCTTTTTTATTTCGTCTTGTTCTTTTTGGGACTGGTTCTGCAACTGGTATTTCATTAGGATTTATATTTTCCATTTCAAATTTTATGTTTCCAGTTGGAAAAAATGGTTGACGCATCGGTTCTTGCAATGACTTAAAATACTTTGCCTTCTCATCAAGTGACTTTGAAAATTCATCACTATATATTTTTAGCGCTGTTGGCGTTATAAAATCTTCTAGTTGTTCTGCCTTTGTTGGTCTATCCAAAATCTCAACTGGTCCTTCTGTTCCTACTAATCCTAAATCCTCTAAAAATGGTCTTGCTGGCATTGGCTGATTTATCAGTTGTGCTTGTGGTGGTGGGTTAAAAGCAGGAACTGGTGTTTGACTTGGAACAAGCATTGGAACTTGTGTTGTGCTTTGGTAAATAACTGGGGCTGGTAATTGTCTGTAATATCGTTCATCAAATAGCATTTCAGGTTCCTTCTTGCTTCGCTTAAGACGCTTTCTTTTTACTTTAATTTTTTGACCGCTCGAGTCTAATTTGACGACAACTTTTTGAACCACATTTTGAGATTGTTTTTGTTTTTGCTTTTGCTTTGTCTGTTTAGGCATTATAATATATAGTTGGATTATTTTTTTTTATAACTAAATTATATGGATAGAAGAAGATTAGGCGGTTTTTCCAGTTCAAGGGTTGCAGATGAAAATGCACCAAGAAGAAGAAGAAGAGGAATTAATCCTGAACCTGATAATTTTTTACAGGAATTAGAGGATATTAGAAGGGAAGAAAGTAGGCAAGAAAGAAGAAGAAGAGAAAGAAGAAGAATAAGGAGAGGAGAAATTCTTCCTGATGTTAGGAATGCTGAAGCAGTTTTTGTTGGCAATCCTAATAATATTATTTCTGTGCCAGTTGCTACTGCTACTGTTGCTACTGCTACTGACGTTCAACGAGTTAGGAATGTTCCTACTGCTACTGACGTTCAACAATTGCCTACAGTTTTAAATGCACGACAAACTATAAGAGAAGCTGAAACATTAGAAAGTCAAGGTATGACACGACTTCCAGCAACTGATAATCAAATGTATGTAATTTCACAATTTAGAGACCTTAATTCTAGTGGCATTCCAATTGCTCCACATATACCTATTCCTGCTTTTATAAGTCCAAATAATACAAATAATACAAATAATACAAATAATGCAAATGAAAATGTAAGTTTTATTCCAGCATCAAATGTATTACCAATAACTTACACTACTTCACAAACAAATCCACGAACAAATCCACAAACAAATCCACGAACAGATTTATAATTTATTTTATGCATATATTATAAATGTATGAAATAAGTAATTATAGTTATGAAAGGGCTAGGGATTTAGGTGTGAAAATTAAACCTAGCACGAGAAAAGGTAAGAAGATTGATGTATATGATTGGAATAACCAATATATAACTAGTATCGGTTCTCTTGGCATGGGAGACTTTCCAACTTATATGAAAACCAAGGGCAAGGAATATGCAGAAGAGAGAAGGAGATTGTATCGCATTCGTCACAAAAAAAATGCTGAGAAATTAGGTTCAAGAGCATATTATGCTTTAAAGATTTTGTGGTGATATGCTATTTATATGAATGGTAAAAAGGGCGGTAAATTTTTTTTCCCTTTATATATCTGTTTAAGAGCAATCTGTTTCTTTAAATTCTTTGGGTCAATTTCGCTCACGGTTAATGGTGTGTTTTTATTAACTCTCTTTGTAGGACGATATACTGGATATGCCTGACCGCCAATGTTCTGCCATTTTTCTTTATACCATGATGTTAAACCTAACGATGTTTTTTTACCGCTATAAGTTCCTCCTAATTCTTTGTATTTTTTTACAATATATCCTGACTTATATGCACTTGGTTTTTGATAAATTTTATCCGCTTCTCTCTTTACTTTGTTGTAAAGTTTTGTATCATTTGGAACATTCATTTATATATAAAGGAAGAAAAAAGCAAATCATTTTTGATAATAACAATCTAAACAATATTTATATGCTGGTTTAAAAGTTGATTTTTTACAAATAATACACATTCCTTTGCCTTTACGACAATTATTGCATTTATTATCTTTTCTATTACGATGTGGTTGCCTACAAATTTCACAAGTTCTACCTGAGTTTTCTTTTGGTAAAAATCTTTTTATGCAACAATTTCCTACTATTAAAATTCTTTCTCCATCTGTAACATAACAATTTTCTCTTATTAAATGGTTACAAACACATCTATCAACTAAATCAGGTAAATCATCATTGGGACAAGATTTTATAAAATAATTATGATGACAACCTATATTTCCTCCACAATAATAAAATTTTTTCATATCTTCCATAGTTAGACCATAATCGTATAATCCTTTTTCAAATTGTTTGCTTAATTCAATTCTCATTTTATTTAATAAAAAGAAAATATATATGCTTATATTGTTTTTATATATATTTTCAATCTTCAAAAACAACTTCGTTCCAATTGTGATATATCTTTTTATGTTTGAGAGAAACCAATATGTAATCATGTGTTGTAGGACAAAGTTTCATTAATTCATCAAAATTCTTTTTTTTCAATGTAAGCATTTGTTCGAAGAACTTTTCATTTTGCGATTTATTAGTATTAAAGAGAATTGCATTGTTACTAATCTCTCGCACTATTTTTGGGGCTTGATAAAAGTTTTGGCAAAGCATAAATACACTTAATCGTAAATGTCTATTTTTTAAGAACATTGATTGTAATAATTTTGCCTCTGCTTTATTTTTTAACTGATCGCCCATATCATCTATTAAAAGTAGCGAGTAATATCCTTCACTTGCATTATCCTTTATTTTTTCATATATTTCTTCCAATGTTTCCACATCATAAGAATGGTAAATGTCTTCAGGGTCTAAATGTTTTGAAAATATATTGTCTTTTGGATCAATTGAATTGAGAGAATTTTCAGGAATGATAAGAAATATTTGATGATACACTTTTTTAAATACAGTTTTCATCATTTGTATCAACCATGTTGTTTTGCCACTCCCAGTTCCTCCGCATATCAAAGTTGTATTGCTTGTTGAAAAGCACTGCTTAATTGCAGGGAATTTTGTAAGTTTCTCATCAATCACATCATCTACCAACATGTGGACCTTTGGCAATTTAGGTTTATCGTGTTCTATGATTTTCATATATATAATGAGTATATATTTTTCTCTCTATAATGTATATTTATGCCTAGAGAATTGCGTAAAATAAAAAAGTTGTCAATGTATAAGGCTTTAAAGTTAGGCTACCTTCGCAATGAAAAAAAGCAAATGAAGAGAATGAAACGATTTGGTTATGTAGTAGATAAAGATTTGACAAATAATGAGCGAATGGTTGCATATAATCCTACAACTCGTAAGGTTATTTTTGTTGAGAATGGTAGTAGCGTAAATCCTTTTAGCCCCCAATTTTACGAGGATTGGCAAAATAATATACAAAACGTTACAACTGGCACATTTGAATATACTCCACGATTTCAAGATGCAAAAAATGCTTACCTAAAAGCAAAGAAAAAGTATG